ATGAACATAAGCATCACTTAATCCTACTAATTTATTAGTTTCTTCACTAATATCTAATATTTTGCCTACTTCTGGGTGTTTGATTGCAGCTCCTACTTGTACCCAATTATAGTAATGACATGTATGTAAAACTATTTCTTTTGCTATAGTTCCTATCCCCGAATGGGTTCTTAGGTCATCACATAATAATAATATTTTTTTTCTTTTGGATTGGGGTATGTACCCCTCCATTTTCGTAACTATTTCCATTAAAATAACTTAATTTATTGAATATCCAAATTCGTGTGGTTGTGGATTTGTCTTTTGAAGTCTTCATCAGTAAGGTATAAATGAATAGCTCGGTCAGCAAGTTTTTGAAACGAAAACTTATGTCTAACACATGCTACTTTAAATTCATCAAATAACTCACTTTGAATTTTTACACTTGTTAATGTCATATCTTTTTTCATAGCATTTATTTTATATATAAATATATGTAGGTTTTAAGAAGGTGTATTTTTATTGCAAAGTTCTTTATTTTCATTAAAGGGACACCACTCACATAACCTTGATACTATTTTTGGATATTCTTTTTCTTGATATTTGCCTTTAGGTGTAAAACATTCAGTAATAAACTCATCAAGTATTTTGTTTGCTTTATTAAGCTTATTACGTCCTGCTGCAGGTTTGTGTTGTTGTACTCTATAGATTGGATAATCACTATTTTCCCAAACTTTTCTACGTACAATAAAAAACTCTACTTCTATATCTTCAAGTGGAACCCCATATTGTTCATTAAAAAATTTCTTATAAAGGACTAATTGCATTTGTTTAGTTTCGTCCTTTTTAGCTTTGGCACTCCATCCTCCCGTAGATGTTTTTATATCGTAGATATAAAATTTATTTGTGGGTTCATGATATAATACCAAGTCAATAAAACCCTTGTATACTAAATTTCTACCAACGTTCATTACAATTGGTAATTCGATACCTGCAAGGTGCCAACCACGTTTACTAAAGTATTGGTTTCGTTTTTTCTTGATAAAATCAAGGATTGCTACTCCATCTTCAAAAAATTCTCTTAATTCTTCTGGAGATGAGTAGTGAGTATTGTTGTTTTTCTTATAACTTTCTTGGTACAGGTTAATAAACTTTTCTTGGAATTGTTCCTCTAAGTTAATTAAATCTGCTTTAGCACCTGATTCTTCATATAACACAGTAAGCCAATCTTGGATTACCTCGTGCATTGCTGTACCAAAAGTAAAATGAATTGAAGGAGAATCATCATAATGTCCATCCTTGTATTGGAGTGCCCACTTGTGTGGGCAGCTCTGATACATAGACATTTGGGAATAAGAAATTGTCTTTTGGTAAGCGTAATTTACCTCAGGCAATTCCTTATTTTGGATCTCCTTGAGTATTTGGGGCTTTTTGGCCATATAATTTTTCTAATTTTTCTAAATAAAGTATAGCATCCATAAGTTCCTCTTTCATATGAGTTACCCATTCATGGAATTTTAAATCTTCTCTATCAAGATTAACACCATACTTTTTTTCACCAAACTCTGCTCGTGTGGTAAATTGTTCAATAACTGATTTTACAATACTATCCATTATTTAAACATTTTTGCTACATCATTAGGTTGGTAACCTGCTTTATATAAGATATCTTCTAAATCTTCATTGTCTAAAGTAATAACAGCATTAGCTGCTTCTCGAGTAGAACACTCATAAATTTTAGATAAAGCATCTACTAATTCAGTTGTTGGTTGTTTCATTTTTGATTTAATATATTTTAACCAAACATTTTGTTTTGGTAACAAACCACAATATACTGTGTAGTATTTTTTCTTATCAGTATAGGGGATTGTTTGAACATAATTAACTAGTTCAATAAAGGGTTGATGCATAGATAAAAAACGATTAATCATATATGGATTAAAAGACTCCCTCTCCTTATCAGAGAAGGAGTCCCAATCTCGTTTTTTACCTGTTAGCTCTTTTAACCAATCAAATAGTGTCATACTCACTACGGAGTTCAGGTGGTAAACCCTGCCCTAAAATTTTATTTGTTTCAGGGTCATAAAACACAGGAATAGGCATTACAGCATCTTCTGGGCTATTAGTAATAAAGCGGGAAACTTTACGTAAGATAAAACCTTGCTGCCAAACTTTCCCACCATTTTCAGTCTCAATACTTGTTGTTTTGCTCAAATCAATTTGGGGTTGAGCTGTCATTTCTGATTTCTTCATAATCTATTTCTTTAATTTCGTTACAAAAGTAAAATATGTTTTCTTTTTTTAATACTGTGTCGCAATGCCAGAATTGTTTAAGTAATTCAGCATTTAATTTTTCAAATTCTCTTACCGTACGATACAATAAGAATTTTCTATCTCCAAATTCTATAATATCTTTATATAACAACTTTACCAGAGATTTCAAGTAATTTAGCAATACATGCCATTACATTAATTTCTTTATCAATTCGGAAATTTGAATGGTACATATATTCCTCAATAATAATAATTGCTTCTGCAGGTCGTGATGTATACTCGTCTATACGTTCATATAATGTTTTATATAATGCTTCAAAATCCTGTACGTTGGAATCAGCAATTACTTGTCTAATGTCTTTAAATGACTTTTTATTAGGCAATAATTCAATCACTTTATCAACATAATTAGATGATACAAGTGTTTGTTTATCTAATTCTAACTCACCATCTTTAGAATTCATTTGACATACGTTAATCATTTTACGTACGTCTGGGTAGTACTGATTTATAATTGTTTTTAAATCATCAGTATTATGTTGAATATTTTCATTAGATAATACTCTAAAAACATGCTTTGCTACCTCACCTTTACTAGGTGGTACGATTTTAAGTACCTGGCAGCGTGATTGTAGAGGATCAATAATACGTTCTACATAATTGCAAGTTAAAATAAACCTAGTACTCTTAGAAAATGTTTCAATCACATTTCGAAGTGATGCCTGTGCTTGGATTGTAAGAAAATCAGCTTCATCTAAAATTACCACTTTAAGTGGTTTAAACGACATTGTGCTAGCAAATCCCGATACTTTATCTCTGATTGTTTCAATACCCCTCTCATCTGAAGCATTAATATAAAGGTAATCACAATTAAGATTGTTAACAAGTAATTTTGCTAATGTAGTTTTTCCAGTACCTGCGGGGCCATAGAAAATCATATTTTGCATATCATTTTGGAGAATGTAATTATACATTACCCCTTTAATATGTTCATTTCCTACATAGTCCTCAAGTTTTTGGCTTCTATATTTTTCAACCCATAAACTATTATTGATAGCCGTCTCCATAAAAGTCAAATGTTTTGATTGGTTCTGGTTTGATTTCTACTTCTACTCTATCTACAGCATATAAAGCACTTCCAATAGGGTCTAAGTAAAATGCTTTATTAAATTTAGTTTTTTGGAAGTATGCTTCTAATGTTTCAGTTAATGTAGGATAAACTGTACTTTCATCAACTAATTGCCAGCGATCCCCTGGGGGGACTCGCTTAGCAATAAGTTGTTTTTGTTCTACTGTTTCGAATTCAGACATTATCTAAATTTAAAACATTCCAGGCATACTTCCAACCTCTTCTTTGTTTGTTTGAGGTTTATTTACAATAGTACATTCTGTTAACAAAATAGTACCTGCAATTGAAGCAGCATTTTCTAGAGCACAACGCGTAACCTTAGTGGGATCAATAATCCCTGCTTTAAGGAAATCATCAAACGCACCAGTTTTAATATTATAGCCTGTACCAATTTTCTCTCCAGATGTTACACTAAATTCAATTCGTGAAGCATCTTCAACTCCAGCATTAGCTAGAATTTGTTTAAATGGCATTCTAAGAGCGGATTTAACAATAGAACATCCAATTTTTTGGTCATTATTATCTAATGTATCTTCACAAGGGACATTGTGTGACGCTCTAAGCAAAGCTAAACCACCCCCAGGTACAATACCTTCTTCAATTGCTGCTTTAGTAGCTTGAAGAGCATCATCTACACGATCTTTCTTTTCACGCATTTCTGTTTCAGTATTACCACCAACGTGTACTACTGCTACACCTCCAGTAAGTTTAGCAAGACGTTCTTGAAGTTTTTCAGTTTCAAATGGTGAAGTTGAATTTTCAATTTGTGATTGAAGTTCAGCACACAAACGTTCAATTGCTTCTTCTTCACCAGCACCATCAACAATAGTAGTAGTTTCTTTATTGATTGTAGCTGTACGGCATTCACCTAACCATTTAAGATCAAACTTATCAAGTTTCATACCCTTATCTTTGTCAACAACAGTACCACCTGTGAGAGTAGCCATATCATTCATAAGCAAGGTACGACGATCACCAAAGTCAGGAGCTTTAACAGCACAAACATTCAAAATACCTCTCATTTTGTTAACAATAAGGGTAGCAAGTGCTTCACCATCAATATCTTCAGCAACAATAAGAAGTGATTTAGCTTGTTGTGACAAGTTTTCCAAAAGTGGCAACAAATCTTTTACAGTAGTAATACGACCATTATAAAACAAAATTGCAGTATCTTTAAGAACGCACGTCATGTTATCATTATTAGTAACAAAATAAGGTGATTTATAACCACGATTAAATTGCAAACCTTCTACTGTTTCAAGATAAGTTTCACCAGTACGTGATTCTTCAATAGTAACTACACCATCACGTCCTACTTTTTCCATTGCAGTAGCAATCAATTCACCTACTTCAGTATCATTGTTAGCTGAAATAGTGGCTACTTGGCGGAGTTGGTCTTCACTTGAGATATCTTGAGAAATTTCACGGAGGTAATCAACATGAGCCTTAACACATTTATCAATACCACGTTTAATTTCTACAATATTATGTCCCTTATCACTATAACGCATACCTGCATTTACAATTTCACGAGCCAATAATGTAGAAGTAGTAGTACCATCACCTGCTTGTTCAGCAGTTTTAATAGCAGCTTGCTTTACCATTTGAGCACCCGTGTTTTCAACAGTACCCTCAAGTTCAATAGCTTTAGCTACAGTTACACCATCTTTAGTACTTTGGGGAACACCTTGTTCATTTTGAATAACAACATTACGACCATTTGGTCCCAAAGTAGTTACGACTGCATCTGCTAGTTGATTAACCCCATCAATCAACTTTTTACGGGAGTCGTCACCGTAATTTACAATAGTTATCTTACTCATTCTTCAATAATTGCTAAAATTTCGTTTTCTTTACAAACCAAGTATTCATTACCTTCATGGTTTAATACTGTAGGACCCATTTGAGGGAGAATTACAATATCTCCTACTTTAGTTTTAGTTGAAACAAAACTTCCATAGTGAGTATCTACTCCAGGGCCTACAGAAATAATTTTACCTTTGATTGTTTTTTCTTTTCCCATGTCTGGGACTACAATGGAGCCATATGTAGCTTCTTCTTCTTCGATTTGTTCTACAATGACTGCGTTAAACAGTGCTTTTAGTTTCATTTATAAAATATTTTTTAATTCGTTTTTAATGTTTTTAAGTTCAATAATATAATCCTTAAGACTATCATAAGACTTTTGACGTACTTGATGTTCAGCGACACGCTCAAGAGCAGTTGCTAGGTTTTTAAAGTGACCAATACACGAATCATAAGGTATTCCACTATCGGGAATAATTTTATGATACGCTGAGTAGTTTAGGTCATCTATTTGAATAAAATAAGGCTCAAGCACAGGGTCTTTGATAAACTTCATAACTGTTTAATTTTTTGTTCGGGTAAATATACGAAAGGATCTTCAGGACACCAACCTAAAGAATGATTACTTTATGGTAATCGATTTTGGTTTTGATTCAGCAGAATAAGGAATAGTAAGAACAAGCAAGCCATTTTTCATTTCAGCTGCTACTTTACTTAAATCAAATCTGCGAGAAACTTTCCAACCAAGGTTAAAGCTACTTTTTCTTACTCCTGAGTGGTAATAGTGCCTGTTGTCAGTAGGTTCAGATGGGTTTCCTTTATCGTAGGAAACTTTAAGAATATCACCTTCAATGTTGATACTTACATCTTTTTTGTCAAGACCTGTACAAGCTACTTCAAATGTGAGACCATTTTCGTCTTCAAATACATCAATTGGGTGAGTTACGATTGATCTGCTTGGGCGATCAAAAATCGACTTATCGTCGAAAAAGTTTTTAACTAGCACGTCAAGTGGGCTAGTATAATTTTCATTAAATAGTACGTGTGTCATTTTGTTTTGTTTTGTGCCCCCTAAGGTAGCGATTAATAATTATAATAACTAGGTTGGTGCCCTAAAGTCACCAATAAATATACGAAAGAATTTTTAAATTGCCAAATTACTTAATAATTCCAGCTCTTTGTTGCCATTTACGTTTTGTCCATTCATCCAACTGTTGTTCTTCAAATTTCTTTTGGAAGTCAGACATCTTAGTAGTTACGTCATCAGTACTAATACCTTTTCTTGTAGCAATATCTTTTTGAAGTGCTTTATCGTACTTAATAGAAATAGCTCTACGTTTAGCACCGACAAAATTACTAGGGTCTTCAATCAATTCACCTATCAAACTGTTAAATTCTTCATCTGATAATGCTTCAAACCATCCTTCTTTTCTAGCTTTTTTCATTTTAGCAAGAGCAATTCTGGCGTAAAGTTCAGGACGGTTTTTGATAATCCCCATAGTGCTTTCTTCATTATAACCTGTTTTAAGGGGACCATCAATAAAATCATAGTCTTCTACATATTTTCTCATGTCTTTTTTCCATTGGTCATATCCTCCTTCTATGTAGGAGTCTAAATACCTACCATAAGTAGAACTTTCATAACTTCTAAAAAAGTCACTTATGATATCTACTATGCCTTCTGTAGCTATTCCAATGTCGTTGTATAGTGATTTAACTCGTGCCATGTCGATAAATATTAATAATCT